GTAGTAACCATACCTGAGCGCATAGCCGGGCGCATGTACTCATATGTCTGGTCCATCTTAGGTGCAATTCCTGCTTCCTCATGGAAGAAGTATTTTACTGGACCCCCTACACCATTTGTTGGATCTTTCTCAAATGACATACCTTGTATGGTACCTTTGAGACCAACTTCTGTTTTTCTATCTCCTTTTCTTACTTCAATTTTCTGTTGCCACATCATTACCTTATCTGGAGACATAGGTCTATACCATGCTGTATGCTCATTTAAGAAGGCTGCATATTCTTGTAAAAATTTCCAGGATCCTTTCTCATTAATGTAATCTTTAAGACTTGCACCCATCTTAAGAGTTACCCCTGCTTCAAACCATTGCTGATTTATAAGTTTACCCATATGATAATAAGAAGATGCAATCTGACGTTTCTTTAAGATAGCAACATGCTTATAGTTTAGTTCAGCTAATAACTCATAGAGAGCCATATGATACTGAGCATCCCTAATCTTAGCAAAGTCAAACTTCTGTTGTTCCTTATCAAAGATTGGTAAGAAGTTAAGCCACATATAGTATTCTCTTGCAAGAAACCATGTATCCTCACCTTCTTTTACAATTATCCCTTTCCGGCATTTTTGTTTTTGATCATCCCAATAGGATATGAAGTCTTTTGATTTGAATGGGGCTGTGCAATATACTCCTGTATCTCTAAACTTTCTTGACTCAGATGTAAATACCTGATTAGTTGTATTGTTGAATCTGTAATTACCGGGTTCTTTGAAAACCCCAAATATGAAGTTACTGAAGTCCTCTCTGGATTCAAAGCTTGTGGTTGTCCATGTTCCATTGTCATAGGTTGGTATGTCTTGATAAATCTCACTCATAATTAACTGTCATAAGCTAATCCTTGTCCACCTCTTACTTTACTTGATTGTTCATCCTGTAAGTCTTTGTAAACTCCTTTAAATGATGCTCTAATCTGGTCAAAGTTTTTGGCTGCAGCTACTAGTGAATTAATGTTTCCATCTCTACCTGCAGTAATAGCTGTTGTCTCCATGTATCTAGCTAGTCTATCTAACATAGATGCCATTCCTTTATATGCTCTAGATGTTGGTGTTTCATACATTCTTTCACAAAATAAAAGGGCTGTATGTATATCATCATCTTCTGTAGAAAATTCTGCTTCTATTTCTTTTAATATAAGATGTTCTTTATCTATCTCTGGAGTATGAAAAAAAGGATTCATATCTGGATTAGGACATGTCATATAGAACAAGTATAAATAAATCTTAAGATAATCATCCGGATAATTATCCATTATATCTTTGAGTGCTTTTAAAGTATAGCAATGTTCCGTAGGAATTACTACACCATTCTGTACGTCAAATAGTCTGACTAGCATATTACTTCTTTTTAATAATATAAGGATTCTCCTTGAGGTAATTGATAACTGAGATAACCTCATCATAAAGATAAGGTACTGGCATTGGTATTACTTCTAATACTTTTGGTTCTCCATTCTCATCTAATTTAGCAATAGGATATCCATATTGATCTTCACCTTCTGTTTCAAATGTAATATGGTGAATAAATATCTTTCCAGGTTGAAGTTTAGGATTATGTTTTAAGATAATGTACATATAGATACTTAACTGTAAAGCATAGTGATTAAAGTTGCAATCATCTAAATGATCTACTGGTGGTAACATCTTCTCTGACATTCCTTCCCAGTTCTTAAATGATTCTGTTTTAATCTCCTTATTAGTTTTGTAGTCAATGATATTTACTCTACCATTGACTACTTCAACTAAATCTGATTGGCCACATAAGCCTGCTGACTTAAGATAAACCATATGTTCTGGGTAAACGCCTGGATCAAGCTTTTGTAAAGGAGCAATTTTTAAACCATTTTCTCCTTCATAAGGTTTAAAAATAGGAACAGTTACACCTTCTCTTTCAATAGATGCAAGTGAGCATAAGTCAGATTCTCTTTGGTTATGATAGAATGTACCAAGAGTTGTAGCTCTGTTAGCTTCATTATCCCAAATTTGAACAATAGTTTTTGGATCAATACCGTACCATTTAGACTTCTTATTCTTACTTACTCTCTCTGCTACTTTCTTAGCATCAAAAGGCTTCTTAAGACTAGACAATAGGGTAGTCACACTAACCCACTTGATTTCATCATTGGGATCTACACTCTTGTAGCTGTGATCATCTGCATTAAATACTATGCTCATAGTTCATCTAGTTTATCTTCCTCTTCTTCTGTAGCAATTGCTTGCCATTTACCAAGAGGGCATTCTGATGATAAAGATCTTGTTTTAAATTGAAGAGAACATCCACACTCAGCACAACAAGGTTGAGTACCTTTTACAGCACATTCTTTTCCTTTATTATCTATGTGTTCACATTCATCACAGATATCATATCTCATTCTTGCAATATCTTCAACCAACTCATCTCTAATGATTGAGTTCTTTACTCCTTCCAGGATTCCTTTTCTATTCTCCCAGATTGCTTTCAGTGCTGCCTTCATTATTTTTTGATTTTAAAAATTCTATCTTTCTTTCAAATTCTTTATCAATCTTAGATTTTAATGAAACTAAAAGCTCATGTTTTTCTTCCATTGCCTTCTTATTATAATAAGCTTTAAATGTAGAAGTATCATGATTTTCTAATCTCTGACTAATTTGATCAATTGCTTTATTAACTACACCATGTCTTGCAACAAAATGTCCTAATCCATCAATATTAATTCTGGGATAAGATAGATTAGTTAGTAAACCTCTTACATCTTTATAATAAAATTCAACTAAAGATTCAACTAAATCATGATCAACATTTAACTCTTCTGATACTTGTCTATATAATTGATTAGATTTTTTTGGTTTCATTCTCCTAAAAATTTATAATCTAATAGAATTGTACCTTCTGTGATAACTTTTAAATCTGGGTTTAGCTTAATTAATTTTTTATTATCTGAATCTTTAATAACTAAATTATTTTTTTCTGCTTTGTTAATGCAATTTCTTACAGTTTGTGAAGATTTAAAAATCCAATCTTCTTCTGCAGAAGCATCTTGACAGAAATGTGTAAGTTCAATAGGTTGATTAAAGCTAAGTAAAGTCAAGCAATTAAGATCAGAATCACTCATTGTAATTTTATTAACATAACAATGCGTCAAAATTTGGAACTTAACAATGTCCCATTTTGGCATCTTTACGCGTTTCTGTACTTGATTTACTAAAGCCATTGTTAATTAGTTCTAAGCTTTCTTCTACCTTTACCTTGTTCAGGTTTTACAGCTTCTTCATTATCAATATCAAAGTCAGAACCTTCTTCAGGTGTTTCTGGTTCTTGTTGAGCCATCATTGCCCATTGCATTTGAATATTGTTTCTTCTAAATCTTACCTCATCAATTTTCATAAGTACTTCTTCATACTTAAGTTGTGCTTCTAAGTATGGTAATGATTCTGTATAAAATTGAAGCATTTGTTCTTTTTGAGCTGCCATTTCTTCTGGTGTCAACTCTCTTTCTTGTTGGTTTTCCATGATGTTTAATTTAATTGGTTTACAACAAATATACAAAATAAGTTTAAATGTATATTGTTTAAATAAAAAATCCAGGCACAGAAAGTACCTGGATTATAGTAGTTTAAGTATAATTACTTTTTCTTAGCTGTTCTTTTTACAGCTCCACCCTTTTTTTGTTTAGATAGTTTGTTAAGACCATAACCTACTCCTCCCAAAAGAGCACCTCCAGCAATACTACCAAGAACACCACCGGCATCTCCTATGGCTTTACCAATTTTACGCATAGCACTTCTTCTATTATTTTTTCTTTGAGCTTTTTTAGCACCGCAACCACCATCACGGCTATTGCAATCTTCTGAGGAACCACCTGTTTGGTAACTCTTCATAGAACGGATCATCTGGTTCTTACTTTCTTTCATAACTATCTGTTTTTAAATGTAAAGTTTAAGATTGTAAAAAGATAAAAGTCTCTAGATATATCTATCTCAATAGATAAGATGTCAATAAAAGAGAACCTTACTTTAATAGCTAACTTATCCCATTGTTTAGAATAAGTATTCCAACCATTTCTGAACTTCATACGTACTTATTTATATGGAACATAGGTAGTTTTACCACCTGCTTTCTTAGCTTTAAGAATCTGCTTACGTTGTTTACCTGTAGACTCATAAGATACATGTACCCAATCCGGATTAGTATCTGTACCAAATTCCCAGATAAGTTGGTCAAACTCTAAATTATCTTTAATATAGTTAAAGATTGCAGCATTAGTGATTGCTGTACCGTCCATGTCAATATCAATAGCCTCACCAGAACAATGCTGTGATGTACTACTTCCTTTAATAGATTCATTAAGGGCTTTAGAACGGTATCCTGATGAGATATGAATAGGACAACCAAAGTGCTCACGGATTGGTTGAAACACTTTCTCAGCCAATAATTTGAAGTTTGCAATATGTGCCTCTGTAGGCATGTTGCTGATTCCTTTTCTTTTAGCAGTTTCTGATCTGATCACTTCTGCCAACGATAAATTTTTACTTAA